ATCCACTCCTACGACCATCAGTTTCATTACTATCTAATAATGTTAGTTGTGTGTTATATTTTTTATTAAATGCAATAGATTCGTATGCTATTCCGCATCCTATGTCTAGTATATTTTTTGGTTCAAAATTTAAATATTGATCTATAACTTCGAACTGTTTTTGTTTTTCTTGGCGATAGTCTGATTTAAGCCAACGAGAAATCCAACTCATTTTTGAAACTTTGTTTTGTTATACACCCGTTGCCAATATTCTTCATCACAATAATGTAAATTAGAACATGACTTAAAACGCTGATTGTATTGAGAATCTACAACACCAATAAAAATTTGTCTAGGCGGTCCAAGAGCAGGGGGTCCTGGATTTGTATAATAAACATCTTCGAATCCTGCATCTTTTAACCAACTATTATAACAAGCAGACGTAGCACCTGTCCAATTTGAAATAGGTCCAAGTTCTGATGTTCTATAAAATTTAGTTTCTGCTACTTCTTGATCTGGGTTATTAATGTCAACAAATGTTTCAAACATAAAAAAACCTTTACAAACTTTTCTCATATTGTCTATAGCAAGCAAAGGATGTCTTAAATGATACATTAATCCGTGTGCAAAAACAAAATCAAATTCTCCTTTTGCATCATATATACTTTCTTTTTTAACAACAACTTTACTGTTTAAATTACTATGATGAAAATCAAAGACTTTTCTTCCACCTCGAGATTGATTTAAATTATCTATCCATTCCCAATCTTTATTGTATCCCCAATCATAATCTTCACCTCGTTCTACATCACTGGCTTCTACATACTCTGCACCTTGCATTTCTGCCCAAAATGCCCACCAACCTTCGTCAGTTGCAATGTCTAAAACACGTTTGTTTGTAAAATCTAAATCAGTAATGTTTACATAATCAGTCCAAGTTTTAAAATCTTTTCTGGCATCATATGTCGTACCGTCTGGGTACGTTATTTTCATTCTAAATTTTTTTGGAGTATTAAATTGATGCATCTTCCATTCCTGCTACACGTAACTTAGTAATGTTAGTTATCTGCCATTGCTTTTGATCTAAGCCTTTCATGACTCCTAACCATTTGTTACGTAGCAGTGCAAACTCGTTGATAATTTTTTCAAAGTCAACAACGTCTGCCTCACCGTCGACGTATTTTTCTACGTCACGGCTGGATAATGCTCGTTGATAGTTTTCTAGATATTGTTTGAAGAACTTGCTTCTAGTTCTTCGTAATTCGATATTAAGGTATTCTAGAATTGCCTCAATTTCTTGCAACTGTCCAAAGCGTTCTTCGACAACACCCGGTAAAGATGCCGCGGATTTTTCTAGATTTCCAAACAATCTAGTTTGCTTACGTGCTTCTTCCAGTTCATTTTCGTACCATACGATTGCATCTGGAATGTTAGCAATATCTTGAGTAACTCTAGAATACCAATTAATCATTTAGTCCCAATCTTCGTCATCGCTGGAATAATCTTCTTCCCATTCGTCATCGTCAGAATTATATCCTTTTTTACCTTGAATGTCTTCTACCGCTTCTTGTAGATACGGGTCCTCACTTCCAACAGCATAAAGTGTATCTTCATCGACGCCGTTATCTTGGCACCATTTAACAAACTGCATTGCTAGTTGTTCTTTGTTAGCCTTTGGGACATACTCACTAAAGATATCCCAAAGGTCAATTAGTTGGTCTTCACTCATCTCCGTCACTTGATTTTTCCTCGTTAGTTGTACTAGCAGATTCATCCTCTACGGGCGTTTCTGCCTCTTCGTACTTATGCCTAATCTTGGAAAAGTCCTCCATAATGATTTCTAATTTTTCACCTGTCCAATCTTTACGATATTCTAGGATTTCTTCATTACGACTGTTGACAAATTTAAGTCTGTTACCTTGTTGTTTTAGAATTCCTTGTTTTTCAAACAAGTCTACTAAACCACTGTAAGGATCCATACCAGTTTCGTATGGAATCTTAACCTGTACGCCTTCAAAAGGTTTAGCGTAACGTGTTTTCATAACCTTACAAGCGGCTCTGATACCACGCACATCTGTTACCTTTTTACCATCTTCATCTTCTTTTAGTTTCAATTTTTTCATTGCTACTACAATTGATGAAGCGTACACAAAACCCTGTCCGCCGGAAATTTTATCATCCGGATCAAACATATCCTGTGAAGCGTATGTGTGGTTAGTACATACCATACCTACATTGTAACTACCAAACATGTTCACACAGTTACGTACAAGTGCTGTCAGTGCCTTAGGCTTACGACCCATGTCACCTTTCAAATCACCCTTACCAAACTGATCAACATCTGTTGGAGTTAACAACATACCAAGCGAGTCAATCACAAACAGTACCTTAGGTCTGTCTGCAGGATCTACAGTATCATAATCTGTTCTGTAATCCTTCATAAACTCACTAATAGTTTTTGCTACATCGTCGATCATACTCATCGACAAACGTAGAAGTTTATCTTCTGCTGTGTCAACACCTAGTGCTTTAAGCCACTTTTCATCAAGTGCGTTCTCTGAGTCAACTAGGACTACAAAGATGCCTTGATCTTGTGCCGCTTTCACAATGTTACCACTTGCAAAATAAGATTTACCTGCACCGGATTCGCCAGCAAACACCGTTACCTTACCTAAGGGGATTCCTTTGTGGAAGTCCCCAGAGATAAGATAGTTAAGTGCGTAATTGCCGGTCGAAACCCAGTCAGTAGGATCGTTAAAACCTACACCTAGGCCTGTAATGCTCTTGGTAAGATTCTTACGAAATTTACTAACGTCGAATGGTTTCGCCATGATTACTCCTTATTAAGATTGACGGTTGCGGATCATTGCTAAAATATCATTAGCACGTTCGCTACTTGGTTTATCTTCACTTGCACTTGCAGTAGTTGCCGCTGGAGCAGGTTGTGCTACAGTTTCTGCTACTGGTTCAGGTGCTGGAGTAGGAGCAGGTGTTGCCGCTGGTGCTGATGCACTCTTGTTCGGATCACCAGTTGGAGCACTCATGCCTGGAGCACGAAAGTACTGACCAAAACGCTCTGGATCATATGCTTCACCATTAACAGATGCTTCAAACATTTCTTGGATAACTTTAACTTCAACGTCCGAAGGTTTCTTAGGTAAAAAGTCGTTTAAGTTATACATTCCGTGTGCATCGATTGCCGCTTTCTCTTCATCAGTTAAAGCACGCTCTCTACGTGACCACTGTGAAGTTGAATAGTCTGCATATCCACCTTTAGATGTTTTCTTAATACGGAAGTCAACACCTCTTACAAAGTCTGTAGGAAGTTCTTCCATTTCAGGATCCATCAAAGCACCTTTAATGATTTGGAAAATTTGTGGACCAATAATAAAACGTCTAATTGGATTCTCTGGAGTTGAATCTTCACTAATTGGACTTTCAACTACAAAGCCTTGGAAAATATATGAACGTTTTTTCCAGTACTTACGACCTTGGTCTTCTAGTGCTGGATCTTTAAACCAACCACGTACTTCTTGTAGTACAGGGCATGATTCTCCATACATTTCCATACATGGAACGTTAACTGTCACTGGACGTGAATCAGTTTGTCCTTTGATTCCCGCAAAAGGAAGTTTGATCATTAAACGCTCTTTCCAAAAGAAAGTTGCATTTGGATCAGAGTCTGGCAAGAATCGAAGCACTGCTTCAGTTCCTTCTGCCATATTCCAATGTGGGTAAATTGCGTTATCGCCGCCGCTTGATTGAGTGTTGCCACCCGTTTTGTTTTCTTGTTCGCGTAATTTTGCACGAATTTCTGCTAATGTTGCCATAATTTAAGCCTCCTATGTTTTGCCTTTATGTGCCTGTTGTAGATAGTTTCTAACAACATATCTACTATTATATTTAGTTTTCCTCTAAAGGTCAACTAAAATTTCTGAATTTATTTAAGTAATTTTGCCAATTTGTCTTTGATGTAGTCTAATTCTTCGTTTGTTCTCATTAACGCTTTTTCTACACTAGGGTGTTTGGACAATCCTTTAGCAATCTTTTCGATTGTAGCAACTGCTCCAGAATAGTTACCGCCCTTGTATCTAGGATCATTTAGTACACCGAATGCCATTTTGATTTCTTTATCTGAGAAACCTTTGTTGTCTTTTTCCTCTTGGCCTTCGTCAGTCTTGCTCATAGCCTTACGTACTTCATCAGCGGACATGTTTAGTTCTTTGGCTATTTCTTCATCGCTGTGACCTTTGGCTTTAAGACTGTGCATATACTTAATGCTACCTTCTTCTACATCTTGATCGTCTTCAACTTGTACTTCCTTACCTGTTAGTTTGGATACAAATTTTTCGACTAGATCCCCTACGGAATCGCCAAAACGCTTACGAGCGGAAATAACCACGCCTGTTTCACCTTTTGGAAACGCTCCAGTTTCTTTATCATAGAATGAGCGGACAAACTCGATAATATCTTCTGTTGATGCTTTTTCATCTTTAGGCTCTTCGTCTTTCGGGCCTGCTAATTTCATAGCACCGTCTTTGTCAATAGTAACATCAGTTGTATCGTCTTCCATTTTCATATCACCGAAGTTTATTTTATCTAATGCTTCAGGATCATTCTTTTGAATGTATCTGTAAATGGAAGGTCTAGCACATGCATCAGCATCACTGTCTGCTAGACTTTTTAGTTCGTCCATAAGTTCCTGATCGTCAATTATACCTTTAAGGCTTTCAATTGCGTTGGTAGCATCAGGACCTACTGGAAAATTCTTACCTACTAATTTGTTTAGTAAAGCAATACGTTGTTTGTCTAAGGTTTCGTCAATAACAGAGTCTGCCCAGTCTTCGAATTCTTCTTCTGGTGAATGGATTTCTTTTTGACTCATTTTATCATCGTAATCGTCTTGTGCGGCATCTATTGCGTATTCGTGGTCTGGACCATCTGGTTGAACAACAGCAGTTGCTAGTTCGTTATCTAGTTTATTGTTGCCGTCACCTTCTGCTTCACCTCTTAATGAGTTAGGATCTACTTTTCCGTTAACTACTTTGTAGTAAAGATATCCCATACCTGTTTCGCCATCGTCGCCTGTAAATTCAAATTCAGTTTCGTGTTCTTCATCGTCATGTGACTCGCTTACAACATCATCTAGATTTAATGTTGTTTCAGCAATGCGTTTTTTGTAAATGCTGTGTAGCAAAGGGAACATGTCTTTTAATTCTTCGTTAAATTGTGGAATAGTAAATGCATTAGTAAGTTCGTCTACAACGTCTTTTCCTAATTCAGAGTCACCACTCTCTGTAACGCTATAATTTTCTTTTGTGTCTAAGTAGTATTGTTGTCCTTGCAACTTCTTAATATGATTTCTTAAGTTCTCAAGTTCAATGTTAGAGCCTTCAATAATGTCATTTGAAGTTGTGTTCATGAAGTCTTTCTTACCTACGTATCTCTTAAACGCAGTAAGTTTTGCAATGTTTCCAGAAGTTTCAATAATGTGTTTACCAAAGTCGTCATGAGGAAGACCACCGTTAGCAACGTGACGTGCCATTGCTCTGGCACCTGCTAAATGAGCATAAGGATATTTAAAACGCTCGCCTGATTCGTTTTCAATAAACAGTGAACTAATATGTCTTGTTCTAGCACCAACTTGCTCTGGTGTAATTTCTTTTTTGTGTCTAATAATAAGTTTTGTTTTGTCTAGTTCCTCATAACTAGATTTAGTTGTTCCGTACATTGTTGACTCCTGAACTTGTTTATTTGCCAAGTATTGATAATCTCTTTTATCTAGATTAGACTTTGCTATATCACGTGTATCAAACGACATCATATGCTTTTTAGCAAAAAATCTCATCTCTTTTAAAAAGGCATACCATTCGTTTTCAACAGGCTCTGGCAAATTTTCAAGCATGTTTTGACTGTAATACACCTTAAGAGCGTCTTGCTCATTAATACTTATGCTAACAGCACCTTGATTTTCACCGTTTACTACCCAGTCAAAATCAAAGAATCTTGCTTGGCTTTCGTTTGATGTTGGAGCACCACTCTCGTCTCCCATCACAATTTTAGGAAAACGTCCGCGTATTTTTTCAAATAATGACTTTGATATATTGTCTAATCCGTTCATATTGTTATTTATGCTTACATAAAAGAAACAAAGACCGGCATTGGAAGCACCCCATCTTCGACGTCTGCATCACGCATTTTCTCGTATATTGCAGGATCCCAGTCAGCAAGTATCTTTTGCATACGCACATTAAGCAATGTACTCATAACAAGATCGTCATGCTCTCCTGTTTTAGCACCAAATGTTGTACCGTGTGCAACAAATGCTTTTAGTTCACTTATAAGTGGTTTGCTTTTGATCTTTAGTTGTCCTGTTTCTAATAGTTGTTTAAATTTAGCACACGCACTGATTTTAGTTTTATGTGTTGTGTTAAATCCTTTGCGGAATTTACGAACGTGTCCTTTACGTGCAGGCTCGCTTAAAAACATTCCGTATATATTTTCTTCGCCATATTCGTTAATGCTAACCAATGCGGCTTCACCTATAGTATTGTTTTCAACACTGTAATATACTTGTGGAAGTTTTGTGCTTTTACCTTGACAATCTTCCATAATTGTTTTGGTAATATCTGCAAGTATTCTTACCTGTCCTTGAATAGGAGTATTGTTATGTTGCCATTCTGCTACTTGTTCAAAACTCGGAAGTTCAAATACCTGTATGGCCGCATAGTCACCGCCAGTACCTAAACTAGGATCTAAACTTACAACATATGTGAAATTAGGATTAATATCTTTATACCAACGTGTCTGGCCGAACTTTCTGAGAGGATCTATGCCCTCTAACTCAGCAAGTTTTACACTGTTGATCAATGTTTCATCAAAGATCAAAAATTCACATTCGTGTTCACGTCTAAAACGTTCTTCACCGATTCTTGATTTTTCTTCGTCTGCCCATTTCTCATCTCTATCTGGGTGTTCACTCCAGTGTGCAGAGAAAGCATAGAAACCATTTATACCAACTTCGGTATCGTTGCCATGTTCGTCAAAGCGTTTCATTGCTTCTGTCCAGATAAGTGCAAATTGATCTTCATCACTGTTAGGCGTTGAAGTAATAATTGCCTTACCACCTGTTGCTAGTGTTGGAGAAATTGCAGTCCAGAATTCTTTGGCAATGTTAGGATTAACGAATGCAAACTCATCACAGTATAGTAACGAAATACTCATACCTCGTCCTGTGTTGTCTGTTGTTGTTTGTGAAACTATTCGCGAGCCGTTATCAAATTCCATTGACCCTTTGTTATATGAGGTTACACCACATCTTATATGATCTGGACAGTCTTCATAAGCATAACGAATACGGTGCATAATTTCTTGTGCACCTTGATATTTGTGTGCCGCAATTAATATTGTCACATCAGGATTAAACATTGCGTACCACAGTAGATATCCAGCGGCTGTAGTAGACTTACCTGTTTGTCTTGGTAGCATGTTAATATTGAATCTATAACTATGGTATGAATCAACTAACCTTTCTTGGAATTCAAAAGGTTGGAATAACAGTTTACCTTTTACAGGATGCTGTATGTAAAAGAAATTTTTCATAAAGAACATAGCACCTGTATCTGGATGAGCACAGGCTTCTAGTTCTTTAATTTCTTTTTCTGTATATCTAGTCCTTGCATGTGCTTTTTTAACGAGAACACCGTCAAGGCTCTTTGCATTTTGTGCCATACTATTACTTATCTTAAAATAGGGTGTCTATTTTGTTTATTGATGCTTATATCTATGAACTCTCGTAGTATATCAAAATGCTTGCTTAAATTATCAAATAAGTCAATATTTAAATATTCACTAGCCATTGAATAACTGCTTTTACCTATGTTTGAGTAGTACTTAATGTTTAAACCTTTTTTAGCACCGTATGTTGGAAATACACCTGTAACAAACAAGCACGTATCACCTAGTTGTTTGGCATTCTGTGTGTATGGACGTTCTAATTTAAGATATGCTTGTGCA